AAGAAAGTGGTCTGAATGCGCTGCACGCAGTCCACGATCTTCGGGTACAGTTCTGCAACTGATGGCGATGCATCGGTGTAGGTCACGACTTGCGTGATCGTGTTCGTCAGCGAAGTTGCCGAAGTGGTCACGAACAGCGATTCAAGGTTCGTGTGGTAGGCAGACACGAGATCAGCCATCACGAGTGAATCAATGTTGGTGCCACGCTCGATCGCTTGACGGCTGACATTCTGCTGACCAGCAACAGTGACAACCGAGACATCGAGTTTCGTGTCGTCCATGTTGGTCTCTTGAACGGCTGCGCCTTCGCTCTGAACGGCGGTCGCTGATCCAGTCGTCACCTTCGAGATCGACAGGGTGAGACCTTCTGCTGGCAGAGCGTGCTTGCGAGCCTGATCAAGGAACGGGCGACCTGCACGAGCGAACGGTGCGGCGAGTTCAGTCAAGAACTGTGGCACGACGAGACCAGCGAAGTTTGCGCTGGTGACATCACGACGCTCGATCTTCTCTTCGTTCTGGTGACGAGAGATGCGCTGCTGGGCTTCGTAGTCACCCATGATCTGCGCACGGAATGCGTCAGCAACAAACGAGTGCTCGGACTTTGGCGAGTAGGTGCGTGGCTCACTCTTCACGGTGGTCACGGCTGATGCCACGCCAGATGCCTTGCGGCTCTCGGCTGCGGCTGCTGCACGCTCTTCGAGTTCCTTGTGACGACGAATCTGCTCGTCAAGATCACGCACGGCTTCGAGAGTCTCGGCGATGTCTTTATCTTCTTCGGTCGTGAGTTCACGCTTGTCGGCAGCGGCTGCTGCGACGAGTGCATCGGCTTTCGCCAGTGCTGCGTCACGCTTCTCGGTCAATGATGCTGAGTCGGTTGATCGCTCAGTGAGACTTGACAGTGATCGCTCGGCTGTGTCTCGGCTGACTATTTCTTGTGTCGAGCCAGAGCCAGTTGTGCTTTGCGCACGCTGACGCTGGTACTCGTGGCAGCCAGTGTAGGTTGCGATTCTTCGGTCTGCAACAGCCTGCTGCGAATCTCGGCAACAGTCTCTTCGTAGGCAGGGAAAGTGACGACGCTGACATCGTATAGTTGCACTTCACGCAGTTCACGAGTGCTGCGATCGTCTGACCATGAGTCTTTGATCGTTCGGAATGCGAACGACATCTGTGACAGATCGCCACGCTTCATCGCTGAGATAACTCGTGCAGCATCAGGGTTCATCGGGTCAAGATCGGCTTCGACTGCCAGACCACGCTCATCTTCCATCAGACGCATCGTGCCTGACTTCGTGCGTGCCAGTGGCACACCTTCATGATCGATGAGCAGACGCACATCTGCGCCATCGTTCAGCGTCTTGCTAAATGCGCCACGCTTGACATACTCGATGAACGGCATCGGTTCGCTAGGTGAGTCGAACAGTGCAGCGTATCCGTAGAGCGTTGTTCCATTGTCTGCTTGACGCAGATCGAGAGTGGTGTATGCGATGCGCTTCTCATCTGCGCCAGTGACACACCAGCGGTGCTCGATCGTGTCGCTCATAGTGGTGGCAAGCATAACTGATGACGGTTTGCTGTTGCGACTGTCTGCGTCAAGTTGTGCGACTATTCGCTCAGCGTATGCCTGTGCTCTGCGTGCTGACTCTTTCGATGAGCCGCCACCCCACAGCAGCATCGCTACGAGACCAGCGGTGATCTCATCACCCTGCACAGCATCGAGATCGACGATGTGACGAGCGATCCACGCAGGTATGCGCCGCCACTTATCTTCTGACAGGGCTTCACCGTTAGCCATACGACGAGCATCAGCGACAGTCGCTGGCATTAGTCCATCACCAGATAGTCCCTGCTCATGCAGTCGCAGACCACGCTCAGCAGATGCAGCCATGAAGTCAGGTGCGACCAGTGATGGTGCACGCTGCTCGTAGTTCATGCCTGCCTCTTCTGGCTCGATGGGCATCTCTTGATCAGTGTCATCGTCGGACTCAGACTCATCTTCTGACTCTGGCTCTTCTTCCGATTCTGATTCGATTTCCTGTTCGATGATGTTCACTGTGCCGTAGTTGTAGATCACTGTCTGACTCGATCGACGAGCATCATCAACTTGACCGAGTGGCTCGATCTCTTCGCTCAGTGACACGACGACCATCTGATCGACTGCATCTTGCTTAGTTGCGTGACAGCCGATAGTGGTGTACGAGCCATCTGCTTCCTGTTTCACTGTCGCCCAGTTAGCGCAGTCTGACTGACTCTGTGAGATTCCGAACGGCATGATCAGTCCACATCCGGTGTCATAATGCGCAGCACCGCAGTACCAACCTGAGATGTCACGACAGCGTACATCTTCTGTTTGATTGGAAGAAGGAACACATGTGGTGCAGTGTGCTTCTCCAACGGCATACCGTTGTCGGTGGTCACTGTCGAGTCGCCGACATAGATCGTTGCGCTAGTCACGATCTGCAAATAGATGTGGCGGTTCTGATCATCGGCATCGACGATAAGCGTTGGTGTAGTTCCGACTGTGACACTGGTGCTCTTCATCTGTTTATCTTTCTGGTGGCTCAGCGTCTGTGCCGAGTGTTGGTAGATCGCCGCCTTCGACACCAGCCATCGGTGCGCCTGCGACACCGAGAATGAACTGATCGCCACCTTCATACGGTTCACGATTCTCTTGTTCTCGTGCTTCGTTCGGTGAGAGCGTTCCAGACATGATCTGCAACTGCTGAGCCTTGACACGAGTGGTCAGGTCTGCACGCTCAAACTCTGATGCGTTGAAGCGCACCTTCTGTGTGAGTGGCAGCATCTCGCTGATCGCATCTTCGATACGACGCATGAAAGGCAGCAGCGTGTATCGCACAAAGTTGATACCAGCCTGCTCGACATTCTGATAGGTCTGCGAGTCGCCGCCTGATGCGTTGATCATGTTCAGTGGTATGCGGTATGCACGAGCGATGTCACGAACTATTGCTTCACGATGTTCGAGCATCTGCATGTCTGCTGCGCTAGTAGTGATCGACTTCCATCTGAGACCGCCTGTGAGCACGGCTGGCTTGCGTCGTTTGGTGTGTGAGTCTGACCATGTATCACGCAGAATGCGTGCCTGCTCTTCCGTGATCGTCGCATCGGTTTCGAGCACGCTGCTAGGTGTTGCGCCTTCACCGTAGAACTGTGCAAGGAATCTGTCCATAGCGATGCTCGTGCCGATGGTGTTGCGCAGTGCTTCAAGTGGTGATACGGCTCGCAGTTCGTTTGGCATGATCAGCCAGTGGATCGCTTTGATGTCATCTGATGAATGCTGCTTGTCGCCGATCTGGTAGTAGGCACTGCCGTCATCTGTGATGATTCGGTTCTTGATTAGGTTCGGGTGCAGCACTCGCATCTCTGCTGGTAGTTCGCCTGCCTGTCGTGGTGCGTAGATGTATGCGCAGCCGTGCAGAGTTAGCGAGAGCATGACCTGATGAATAAACTCGAACATCGTCTGCATCTGATTTGGTCGGATCAGAACGCTTGGTGTTGGTAGCCGTTCAAGTCTGCCGTTGCGAACGGTGCTCAGTTCCAGCGGCATAGCAGCGACAGAATCCGAGAGCAGACTGACTGCTGACATCACCGCAGTCGAAGCGAATGCTGTGGTCTCGGTGACGATCTCGCCTGAGTAGTTAGGAAAGTATGGTCGTGCGGTGATCTGATAGGGGTCGATGCTGGTCGGTAGCGCACGCTGCTCGATCAGTCTGCGCAGAATGCTCACGAGTCAGACCTGCCGAGAGCAGCACCGAGCAGTACGAGAAGTGAGCCGCCGACGATCATGGCGACAGGAATCGAGAGCATTCCGATGCCGATCACCAGTGATCCGATGCCGATCAGTTCGACAAGTGTGCTAAATACGCTGCGATTCATTCCCATAGGTTCACGATACTAGGCGCAGGTGATGCAGTTTGTGTGCGTGTCGTCGCACGATCGAGTGCCATGACGAGAGCAATACACGCATCTATCTTTCGTTTGCTCTTGCCTTTGCTGAGTCGCCAGCCCTGATCAGTCATACGCTGTGCCGCAGACAGAACCTGATCTGTGTAGGTCGGTGATCCATCGTGTGTCACTTTGCGGTTGATGATCATCTCGTATGCGTTACCACACGCAGGAATCATGCGTGCTGCTGACTGTGGAAACTCAACCATTGGCAGACCGTCATCAGCCAAATGCTCAGCACTTCGTTGAAAGTAGGCAGGGTCATAAACAAACTCACGCACTTGATACTCGGTATGCAGCGCACGCAGATGTGCTTCGACACCAGCAACATCAACACCCTCATCTTGTGGCTTCCAGATGTGAGCACGAGTGACCACCACATCGTCTTGTGGCTGAGCGATCACGACTGCGATACTGTCGTGCTTCAACGCCATGTCGATCCCAACATAGACAGGTAGATCGGCACTTAGTTCTCGTGTATCTCTGCACTGTTCCCACGCACCAACAGGCAGCCATGACTCTTGCGATCGCACCCACTGATTCAGTCGCCAGCGTCTAAACGCCGACTCATCTGTTTGCTGCACGGCTGTACGCATGTCGGTAATGTCCATCAAACCTTCACTGAGATTCGGATTACAGACACGCCAAGCCTGTTCGTCAGTTATGTCGCAGTCGGGCGGTGCTTCCCACCACCAGAAGCCGAACGACTTGTCAGGCACTTCACCAGCAGCGCACCGCTTGCCGTACTGATACAGATGTCCTGCAACAGTTTCTAGGTCATAGCCAGCAGTCGTGATCGACACGACCAGCGGCTCAACACGAGCACCAGAGCCGAGCGTCATCTGGTCATACAGATCGGGTGTCGCTTGATTCCATAACTCGTCGAATAGAACTAGCGACGGATTCAGACCAGCCTGACCCTTGAACTCTGACGAGAGCACACGCAAGATAGAACCGAAGCGTGGCATCTCGATCGCATCTCGATAGACCTTGCATTCTTGACTCAGAACAGGTGACATTTGCACCTGCTGCTTCGCTTCATTGAAGATGATTCGAGCCTGCTGTCTATCACCAGCGACGACATACACTTCTGCGCCTGCTTCACCTGTGATCATTCCATAGACAGCAACAGCAGAAAGCATTAGCGATTTGCCTTGCTTGCGTGGCAGACCGATAAGCGCACGACGATAACGCAGACGCTGAGTGTGCTCGTCACGCTCAAAGAGAGATCGCAGCAGCCATTTCTGCCAAGGTGTAAATGTCAGTGGCTCACCAGCCCTGAAACCTTTGAGCACAATAAAGTGATCGGCAGCAAAGTTGATGATCTCGTCACCATCAGTAAGTTTCGAGATGCGTGGCGTGTAGAACGCTGGCGACCATTTACTCGCTGGCAGCAGCACGCTTCGCTTCGATGCGCTGTCTGATCTTGGCGAACTCATGCTGCTTGTGATCCCCTATCCCTAGTGTGGCACGGTCAGTCGGACTGAACCCGATCTGCGAGAGCAGGCTAGTGATTTGGCGATCTATCTCACGCAGACCACGACGCTCACGCCACGACGAAGGCTGAGTGAATACGATGCGACGAAGCACGCTGCGCTCGTCAGTCATCTCGCACGCCATCAGCACGATGTCACCATCAAGAGCAGGTCGCAGCCATGCAGCACCCGATGACCAGATGCGATCCCACAGCACACGACCATGCTCACCGAGAGCACGATGCGGTTCAGGTATCTGCGAAGCGAGAGATGGCAGTGCGATGATCTCAGCGTGGCTCGGTAACTTCCTGCCGCC